GTGAATGCGCTAAAAAATCTAGGAGGATAGATTGAGTAGGCTAGAAGGCACGCTCGAGTTTAAAGATGAGACGCGTGAATACTCTCTCTCAGAAGTAGATCAATCACAGTACTTGTCAACTTTGAGTATCGAGTCGGCAAGGTCTGTGGAAGCTACTTTAGCTCGTACTAGAACTGGATTCAGCGTAGATCTAGTGACTCCATTGATCGGGAAATCAGTGGTAGACAAGAATGAGGCTCGAGCACTCATTCGAGATCACATGCTGGAGGTGGTAACGGAGGAATTAGGTACGAGTCTTGCGCCACTGTTGGATGCGGAAAGAATTCAGGCCACCAAGGTTGGTCCTTTGTCCATCATGTTACCTTTCGAACAAAGGAAACCAGACCTTTTAAAATTCTACTGCCTTCCTAAAATATCGGATGATTTTCGATATGTGGAACTCGCGTATGAACGCATCCTGCAACGTATGCCAAGAAATCTGAAAATGACGTCCATTGATGATGCTTTCAAAGCTATGCCTAAGGGAACTAACTTAGGTGCCCCATTCTTTAAGAAGACGCCTGATCTGTACCCCGAACTGATCAGACTGACTAAGATGATTGAGAAGGATGGGTTTGACGAACATTATAACAAGTACCCTTGTATGCTTTACTGGAGAGGCCAAGCCACTGGCTTCGATAAGCCCGTTAAGCAACGTGCGGTATGGGGATATCCCCATGTAATAAGTCTACACGAAGAGCGGATAATGATACCAATCATCCACGAATTTAAAAAGTTTCCTGAATTCGCCGCTCTAGTGTCAGACGACGCAGTGAATAGGAGAGTTACAGATATGTTAAAACACCCTAATCGGAAACAGTCTGTCGACTTCTCTTCATTCGATCAATTTGCGGGACCAATGATTGGTTACGTGTTTGATTTAATACGGGCTATGTTTCACAAGAGTGCTTGGAGACTAATTGATTACGTAGAGCACGAATTTAGGACAATACCACTACTCCATCCAGACGGCATATGGACTGGGGCACACGGCGTTCCTTCAGGAGCTGGACCAACCAACTTCTGTGACTCAATGGTTAACTGGTTATTCGCAGAAGCATTTGCGATTAAAAAGGGGATCAGACTGTTAAAGGCCGTGTTTCAGGGCGATGATGGTGGGTATCTCTTCAGTGAAAATATCGAGACTGAAGAGTTAGTTGAGTTCGGGCGATCATTAGGAATGTACGTTGGATTTGATAAGGGCGGTAACTCCGCTGACGTTATGTTGTATCTACAAAACGTTCACATGTTCGAATATACTGTGAACGGACTGAATGTCGGTGTAAGACCAATCGAGAAAAGCTTATCTGGAATGATGGGCTTTGAAACAGCTCGTGATCGTTCTTGGCGCCCAGTCGATACAACCATGAGGTGGCTCCAACAAGCGGAGTCATTGAGATATCACCCGTCTTTTGAAAGAGTCGCGAGACTTTTGTACAATAACGATCGTTTGCTAAGACAATTCAACATTCGTGAATTGATTTCACTAGCTGGAGGTCTAAGCGAACTCGAAGCCAGGCAGAAAGACAAAAGTTTTCCTTATGGCAAGGCACCTCTTTCCAACTTGGCGAATTTCGCCATAGTCAAGTTAATTGATCAACTTCGTAAGAAGCTTCGTGGTAGAGAGGACCCTCGCGGCGACTGG